TTGCTGTGGCTGGTGATGCTCAGATTTCGGATTTAGTGGCGCGAAGGGTTACAACTGACGCAGCAGTTACACGACTTGATTTAAATGGAGGGGCATCCACACCAATTGTGTTACCAAACAACAAGACTTGGATGTTTGTTATCACTATTGTTGCTCGTAATACAGCTGCAAGTGAACATGCTGCTTATGAGATAAAAGGATGTATCAAGCGTGACGCAGCAGCCAATACAACAGCCTTTATTGGCACACCAACTGTCACTGTAATTGCTGAGAGCGTTGCTGGGTGGGATGCTACTGTTAGCGCAAACACAACTACAGGCGCTTTAGATATTAATGTAATTGGTGAAGCCGCAAAAACAATACGTTGGGTCGCTCGAATTCAATTAACTGAGGTTGGTGTCTAACACAACAAACCACATCGTACCCTGATCTAATTAAGGATCGGGGCTTTTTTATTATCCATTCAAAAGTGCTATTATAAGAAAAACTTATATCGGGGTTCGGCGTGGAGTATTTAGCAGGATTGATTATTGATAATGAAAGGCTGCTTATGTCGTCCTTCGGTGGCATGGTGCTGTATATACTGCTATCACAAGAGCCAATTATCCAGCGATTGCTTAGTGGTTATATAATATTAAGGAGAGTAAATGAACTTCATAGATCAGTTCTATTTGGTTCTGATCTATGTGGGGTCAGAGCTAAGTAAGAACGCACACATACTAATGGGGGCTATCTTAGCTACGACCATTTCGTATTTAAAAACTCATAGAGAGGGGCGTAAACAGAGTTGGAGTGAGAACCTACTATGTGGTATCTTCGCAGGTATCGCTTTGACAGGTTTAAGTCTTATACAGTACGCTATAGTAAGTACATTCAACGTACCTGAAGGTATCACTGTACCCACTACATTTATTGTAGGGGTAGTATCTGGAGCAATTGCTTGGCATGGTACAGAGGGTACAGTACGATTCTTAAAGAGTATCAGAGGAGATAAACGCAATGAAAATAGTGACGGTAACAGCAGGACACAGTAATACTGACTCTGGTGCTGTGAATGGTAAGATACATGAGCAAGTTATTGCTACAGACGCGCGTAATATTGTAGCGTGGTATCTACAGAACGCAGGTATCACTGTGCGTATGGATGGGGTAGGTAAAGATAACCGACCTCTACGCGAAGCTGTTAAGTTAGTGAAGGGTTCAGACATAGCCATAGAACTGCACTGTAACGCCGCTGTGAGTCCAAAAGCAAAAGGTGTAGAGGTACTAGCTAATCCCCGACACAAGGGCTTAGCGCAGCGTATATCGCAAGCTATCGCAGGTGTTATAGGTACTACTGTTCGAGGAGATAAAGGTTATAAGCCTGAGAACTCTGGACAGCACTCCCGCCTAGCGTATGTGCAAGCAGGAGGTCTTGTAGTGGAGATGTTCTTCATTACGAACCAAGAGGAGCTAGACGCTTGGGATAACAAGAAGTGGTTAGTGTGCAAAGCTATCGCTAATGTACTTATTGAGGAGTTAAAATGACTAAGAAGGTTACAGGGGCTACACAGTCCCGCCTAGCTTATCTACACGAACTCTTAGTAGAGCAGATTATTGCTGACTTCGAGTTCCATAAAGCAGAGGGTATCCCTATGTCTGCTACAGATAAGCAAGTAGCTATCTCTTTGTTGAAGAACGAGGGTATCACAGCTACACCAGACAATGAGGATATTCAACGTCTGAAGGAAGTAGCATCACGTATCCAAGATGGTGCTAAACAAGAAGTTGCTATGAGTATTCTAGGTGAAGTTCAGGAGGCTTCTGAACTCTCTGCATTTTTAAACTAAGGAAATTAAATGGTATCTGAAACAGTTATTAGTCGGTACAAGACACTTCACCAAGCGTGTCAGAAATGGGTACAGAACCCTAGAGCGATACCTCTTGAAGAACGTGAGTTACTTGCTACTATCTGTGCAGGTACATTCAGAGAGTTCAAAGACTTCGCTGAGATCGGTATGCAGAAGCTAGGTTTTAAGCTCTCTGAGATTCAGGAAGATATTGCTGAGTACATGCAGTACGGTCCACGTAAGCGTATGGTACAGGCACAGCGAGGGCAAGCTAAGACTACCTTAGCTGCCTTCTACTGTATCTGGCTACTTATGAATAAACCTAGTACACGAGTACTTATTGTATCCGGTGGCGGTGCTCAGGCAGATGATATTAGTATTCTAGTAACCCGTCTGATTATGGACTGGAGTATCCTTTGCTGGATGCGTCCTGATACCACTAAAGGGGATAGGGACTCCGCTACTAACTTCGATGTACACCATGCTCTAAAAGGTATTGATAAGACAGCTTCGGTAGTATCAGTAGGTATCACAGCATCCCTTACAGGTAAACGTGCTGACTTCCTGTTAGCCGATGATATTGAGACCCCCAAGAACTCTATGACTCAACCTATGCGTGAGACACTACTAGAGCGTACTAAGGAGTTCGCTGCGTTGTGTATCACCGGTGAGATCATGTACTTAGGTACTCCGCAGACTAAGGATAGTGTGTACAGATCGTTACCTCAGCGTGGTTATGACATTCGTATCTGGACGGGGCGTTACCCTACACAAGAAGAACTAGAACGGTATGGTGCAGGTACTCAAGTAGCACCTAAGATCATGCAGCGTGTACTAGAGAACCCAGAGCTACAGACAGGTGGCGGTATCACTGGTAAACGTGGTCAACCTACTGATCCAGATCATATCTCAGAGAGTACACTCCAAGAGAAGGAACTCGACTACGGTGAAGAAGGTTTTAACCTTCAGTACATGCTCGATACAACGCTCTCAGACGCGCTTAGAACGAAGATTAAGCTAAGTGATATGGTAGTACTAGGGGTAGGATCAGACAGTGCTCCAGAGAGCGTACAGTGGACAGCAGACCCATCTAAAGCATATAAGGACATTAACCCTGCTATCAGTTCATTCAGAATGTACTACGGTACAGGTGTATCTGAGCAGTACGTTAAGTACGAACACAAGGTAATGACAGTAGACCCTGCTGGTGATGGTGGTGATGAACTAGCCTTTGCTATTGGTGGTGCTACTAACAGTTTCATTTACTTGTTCTCTGTAGGTGGCTTCAGAGGTGGTTTAACTGAGCAGAATATGAATAAGATTATCGCTCGGTTAGTTCAGTACGGTGTAAAGGATTTGCAGATCGAGAAGAACATGGGGCATGGTGCGGTTACTGCACTGTTCCAAGCACAGCTAGATAAACTACGTCTGAATTGCAGTATAAGCTCACAGGACGAGAGTTTCCTTGAGTTCCTTACCACGGTACAGCTTACCCATGCAGAGTTGTATAACGCGCTCTCAGGAGTCGGTGTGAGTGATTACCATGTGACAGGTCAGAAAGAGAAACGTATCATTGATACTATCTCACCTGTTACCCGTAGACATAAGTTAGTAGTGAGTACCCAAGCTATCCAAGATGACTGGGAACTGTGTCTGCACCACCCAGCAGAACGCAGAATCTTCTACAGTGCGTTCTATCAGTTAGGGAACATCACATACGATAGGCAGTCTCTGGTTAAGGATGACCGAGCAGATGCTGTACAAGCTCTTGTAGAGCGTTTACAGGGATTCTTAGCTAAGGATGAGGCTAAGGTAGCAGTAGAGCGTCAAGAGGCCGCTGTACGCGAATGGATGCAGAACCCAATGGGGTACAACGATGATCAGTACCGTAGAGGTAAGGGTCGACCTAGAACAACAGGTTCATCAATGAATAGACGAGGTTTCGGTCGTGGTAGACGTTAAGATGGTTCAACGGATTCAGCAACAGGTTCTGAATGCTCAGAGATTGGTAGCTGAAGCTCAAAGGTTATTAAAGGAGAAGTAATGTCTAAGGTTAAAGAAGTTAAAGATAAGGTTGTAGAAGCTGTTAAAGATGTGGACTACAATAAGGTAGAGAATGATCTACGTATTGTAGTTGATACAGTGGAAGTACTAAACAAGGGTAATACCTCTAGCAAAGCAGATAACATCCAACGTGGTGTTAACGATGCTCGGAAGGTACTAGGTCTGTTTAGCATTGTACGCTCGCTGTTGAGCATCTTTAAGAAGAAGTGATGTAACCCCTGTGGGAGTTCTTAGCAGCGTTCTAAGAGCTTCCTACGAAGTTCTACGAGGTGTTATTGTGGTTGGGTGTCTAGTGAGTACTAAGTAACACCTAAAATTTGGTAGAAATTTACGAGGGGGTGTCCCCACCAGAATCACCCCAGACTCCCCCATAGCACCCTACTACAG